GGATATGGCGGAGTCCCTGGAATTGGAGTTAAAAGAGCAGAAGTTCTCTTCAATAAAGAAGGATACAGTTGGAGAACAGCTGTCAAAGCTTTCACAGATAAAGGTCTCACTGAATATGATGCTATCCTCAACGCTAGACTGGCTAAAATACTAACCATTGATGATTATGACACAACAAAACAGGAAGTCCGACTATGGACTCCCAGCCCCGATTACGAAGTTAACATACGAACAGGATCTTAAGATGAGAGTCTTAAAAGATAAGTTAAATGAAAACTATGATAATCATAAAGAGGATATAATAACTCTTTTTCTTGCCTTACAGAAACAAAACTTTGTATTAGGTAATTCACTCAAAAATCTACTCGAAAAATGGAATACTATAGAAGAGGAAAGATCGAATGCTGGGATTTTATTCGGGATCAGGATCTGAACTTCCACTTAGGAAATGCAATTAAATATATATGCAGAGCTGGTCACAAAGGAGGTCAGCTCAAGAGATGCGAAGACCTAGAAAAAGCTATTCATTATTTACAAAACGAACTCCACCATGAAGAAAACTTTCTTATCCAGTCAGGCGAAGGAATTCCGATCCAAGTACAACCTAAAGAATTCTCACACAAAGAAGCAACGTACTTATCAGAAGAATCTGATCGTAGAGGAATTTAAAGAGTTTCTTGAAGCTGAAGGAGAGTTATGGCATAATCACCCAGATTACCCAAGCGAAGCTCTGAAAGAATTAGCAGACCTAGTATACGTTTGCTATCAATACGCTGAGAACATGGGCTGGTTCTTAGATGAAGCATTAGACAGAGTACATATTAGTAACATGTCAAAACTAGGTAAAGATGGTAAGCCTATTTACCGAGACGATGGGAAGGTTCTTAAAGGACCAGACTACGAACCACCAACATTAACTGACTTAATATAATGACAGAATTAATCTCCCGCACTGGTCGGGTCCAGTCTTGGCTGGATAACCCAGAATCTAGACTTCCAGTGAGCTGTACTGTATTTGTTGTCGAAGACTCTATGGAGGGTGACAACGGTATAGAGGCCAGCTGGAGATTCGCCAGCCACGCATTAAGAAATGGTGCAGGTTGTGCTATACACTTATCTAAATTACGTCCTAAAGGAGACGATAATGGTCGTGGCTTGACTGCTAGTGGCCCAGTATCCTTTGGCAAAATCTATTCAGTACTAAACGAAATACTCCGCAGAGGGGGCACATACAAAAATGGAGCGATTGTTTTACATTTGGATCTCGATCATCCTGACATCATTGACTTCATTACTACTCCTCGTTCAGAACTACCATGGGTCAAAAGGTGTGTCGACATTGATGATGAAAAATGGAAAGACGCTAGTGATACAACACGGGAAGCGTTAATATATGGCATCAAATCTGGTGACATATGGTTAAATAAAATTAAACACGATAAAAATGGAGAAAGAATCTATGGCAACGTCTGTCTTGAGGTTTACTTGCCCTCACGTGGAACTTGCTTGTTACAGCATGTCAATCTCGCAGCCTGTAACACACAGTCAATCAGGGAGGGTTTCATTAAAGGTATGTCCGAGTTGTGCAGCCTCCATAGCAGGACAGGTGTTGGAGCAACTGGAGAATACTTGCCGTCTAATATCGACAGACAGGTTGGCCTCGGCATCCTCGGCCTCGCAAACCTCCTTGCACGACATAGCGTAACTTACGAACAATTTGGTAGAGCATTAGCTACAGTTAATTATAATGGATCTATTGTTACCAGAGCAGAACATCTTGCCAGCGAACTTAGATATGGTATTGAAGCTGCCGCTGAAGTGGCTAGGGCTAATAATATGGTTAGAGCGTTCGCAATTGCTCCGACAGCCTCATGTAGTTATCGAAGCAAGGATTTGGATGGCTTTACGAGTACCCCAGAAATTGCACCACCAATCTCTCGCTCTGTGGACAGAGATAGTGGGACATTCGGAGTGCAAACCTATAATTATGGACAAGTAGAAATAGCAAGTGAAGTAGGCTGGGATGCCTATAAGAGAGTAGCAGATCAGTTAATGATCATGTATGATAAAACAGGACTTCTTCATGGCTACAGCTTCAACTCTTGGAGTGATGTTGTAGAATACGACAATGATTTCGTGGAAGAGTGGTTGGCTTCGCCTCAAACCTCCTTATATTACAGCCTTCAGGTAATGGGAGACGTACAAGATAAGAGCGATGCGTATGCAGCATTAGATCAGGAAGACGTTGATGATTACTTGCAGGGTATTTTACAAGAAAACCCGATAACCTGCGATTGTCAAGAATGAAAAACCCTTATGAAAAATTACTCAATAGAAAGAGAACTTGGAACCCAGTACAAACCACAGCTGGTAGGCTTAAAGATGGAGCCGAAGAAGCCATCTACCGTGCTCTTGCAATACGGCATATGGAGCTACCAGTTGGCGAGTTTATTACAGAGGCACTTGAGAAGAATGTTCCCGACTCTGCACGAACACTTCTAGAATCAAACGTAAAGGATGAGGTCAAACACGACCTCGCCCTTTCATATATCACCAATGCTATAGGCGTTGATGAGAAAGCAGAGTATGAAGCTTTCAAGCTAAGAGATGCTTGGGAAGCTCACCCTGACCACACTATATTAAAAGCATTGGTAGCCGAACGTGCTATATTCTTTGTTATTTTGCCTTTCTTTAGGTTTTGTGGTGATCCTGGTCTCAGAACGGTATCAGCTGATATTTCCAGAGACGAACAAATACACGTTGCCTGTAATTCTCTCGTCTGTTCTGCTATGGGTCTACGCCCTAGTAATTCTTTGGACAAACTTAGGAAGGCCACGATTAATTGGATCTTTCAACCACTAGGTATAAATACTACCGATAAATATTTAGACAAAAATTTTTGGCTGGATTCATCAGACCGATTAATGTATGAGGGCAAAGCACCTCAACTTTCTGACACCAGAGCAGCCCGTATGCCCGCTTTCTTTGAACATGCAAACACAAATCTACCCCAGTACGCTTAACCTCCACACGGAGAAGCTAGAAAAATTAATTGAAGATTTAGAGAATCAATTTCCACCTCACACCATCCATCCAAAAGAAGAAATCAATTCTATTATGTACAGAGCTGGACAAGCCAGCGTAGTAGAATATGTAAAAAAATTATTAGAATAATAACATGTGCATATTTAGAGCACCGAAAGCACCGACTCCACAAGCGTCTCTACCTCCTATATCTAAGAGAAACCCTGACTTAAGTGAGGTATCTCAACTCCCAGAGAAGAGAGATTTAGTGGATCAAGATGACGTAACAGGTGTAGAGTATGGATCAAAAAATAAAGCAACTTCTCAATCTAAAGCTCAAGGAGCTAAAGCCTTAAGAATAAAACTAAATACAGGAACTACTACAGGAGGAGTTAACACAGGAGGTACAGTAGTCTAATGTACTCAGTACCTGCAAGTCAAAGGTACTCTCAGTTATCATCAGGAAGATCTCAGTTCCTAGATATGGCAGTAGAGTGTTCCGAGTTGACATTACCTTATTTAGTACAGCATGATAATGCTACTAAGCAGGGTAAGAAACATTTAACACAACCATGGCAGTCAGTTGGTGCCAAGTCGGTTGTTACACTAGCAGCTAAATTAATGTTAGCATTGCTACCACCACAGACAAGCTTCTTCAAACTACAAGTCAGAGATGATAAGTTAGGTGAAGACATAGACCCTCAACTAAGAAGTGAACTCGATCTATCTTTCTCTAAGATGGAAAGAACAATCATGGATTACATAGCAGCATCTCAAGATAGAGTTGTTGTTCATCAAGCATTGAAACATTTAATTGTCTCAGGTAATGCTTTAATATTCATGGGTAAGGATGGTCTAAAACATTATCCTCTACAAAGATATGTAGTTAATAGGGATGGTAATGGTAATGTAATTGAGATAGTTACCAAAGAATTAATTAGTAGAAAGCTGTTGAAACTTGAACCTAATCCAACAGACAAAGTTAATCAAAATCAAACAGGTTCAGATGGAGATGACGCAGAAGTATACACATGCGTTAAGTTAGATCCTAGCAGTGGTAGATGGAACTGGTATCAGGAAGTTGATGATCAAATCATACCTGAAAGCCGTAGTTCAGCACCTAAGAATGCTAGTCCCTGGCTTCCACTTCGATTCAATACAGTTGACGGTGAAGACTATGGTCGTGGTAGAGTAGAAGAATTCATAGGAGATCTTAGATCACTCAACGGACTTGCACAAGCTCTTGTTGAAGGATCAAGTGTAGCTGCTAAAGTTATATTCCTAGTCTCTCCTAGTGCTACTACTAAGCCACAGACTTTATCTAAAGCTGGTAACGGAGCAATCATTCAAGGTAGACCGGAAGATGTTGGTGTCGTACAAGTAGGTAAGACAGCAGACTTCGCTACCGCTGCTCAACTAGCAGGAGAAATAGAAAGAAGAATACTAGATGCTTTCCTTACATTAAACATAAGGAATGCAGAACGTGTCACAGCTGAAGAAGTTAGGATGACACAGCAAGAACTTAATGAACAGTTAGGAGGATTATTCTCACTACTTACTGTTGAGTTCTTAGAACCATACTTACGTAGAACTCTATTAGTATTACAACGTACTAATCAGATACCTAAGTTACCTAAAGAATATGTTAGACCTAAGATAGTTGCAGGTATTAATGCACTAGGTAGAGGTCAAGATAGAGAAGCACTTACTGTCTTTATAACATTAATATCTCAGACACTAGGACCAGAAGCTTTGATGAAGTATATTAATCCTGATGAAGCTATCAAGAGATTGGCAGCAGCTCAAGGTATAGATGTACTTAACCTTGTTAAGACTAATGAACAGTTACAACAAGAGATGGAAGCAGCACAGCAACAACAGATGCAAGCCTCTCTAACAGAGCAAGCAGGTCAGTTTGCTAACGCACCAGCTATGGACCCATCCAAGAACCCAGAAGCCTTAGAGCAAGCAAACAGAATAGCTGAGACAATGCAACAAGGAGTAGAACAACCACCTCAAGAATAAACATGGCAGAAACACTAACAGTCAATACAGATACACCTACAGAAACAGCTACTGATGCTGTAGAAAACTTAACGCCAGAGGAGCAGGATTCTCTGGCTGTTGGTACTGAGATACAGGAACAACAAGAACAATTATATGCTGGTAAATATAAGTCAGCAGAAGAATTAGAGAAAGCCTATGGAGAACTCCAGAAAAAACTTGGAGACCAAGGTACTGAAGATAGCGGAGAAGCTGGGGACACCGAAGGTAATGCAGAGGTGGAGTCAGAAGAAACTACAGAAGAAACGCAAGAAGCTCCACCTCCTACTGCAGCGGCTGAGTTAATACAGTCTGCATCAGATGAGTATTTCAATAATGATAGTAAACTATCTCCTGAAACTCTAGAGAAGTTTACTTCCATGAGTAGCAAAGATCTTGTCGAAGCATACATGCAAGTACAAGGTACACTACCTCAAGGTGATCTACTAGATAATACAGGTGACATCAGTGATGCTACTGTAAATGAGATCAAGAACTATGCTGGTGGTGAGAAGTCCTATGACAACATGGTTGAATGGGCTAGTAACAATTTAGATACACAGTCAGTAGAAGCGTTCGATAGTATCATTAATACTGGTAGTGTTGATGCAATTAAACTTGCAGTCAATGGATTGAAAGCTCAGTTTGAAAACGCAAACGGTTATGAAGGTACAATGGTAACAGGAAAAGCACCCGCACAGTCAAAAGATGTCTATAGAAGTCAAGCAGAACTAGTTGCTGCTATGAATGACAGAAGATATGATAATGATCCTGCTTATAGGCAAGACGTTATCGCTAAACTAGAACGATCAGACAACCTAAACTTTTAATTATGGCAGACCCAAACTACGAGAAGCTTCCTTGGAGGACAAGGAAAAGATTTGACGAGGCACACCAAACAGAGGGAAAAAGTGGTAAAGTACATAGGATACCTGTCATACCTTATGACCCGAAGACGGAGGCTAACGAGAAATAACTATGCCAAATACTGCAAGCCCATGGCGTTCCGTACAAGGTGAAGGTGATCATCTTCGACCTAGTGCTACGGACTTAGGCATCGGGTCAACAACTAAAGAAGAAGAAGCTTTGATTAAAGCTTTAATGGGACCAAGAGCTAAACATAAGAACAGACCTAAAGATGGTTCTTCAAGATTAAAAGTAAACGTATAGGTGTATCGTGGCGACCTGAACTTTCATCATCGCCCATTAACATACTCATTTATTTTAATGAACGACACAGAAGTAATCCAACTTCAAGCACCTATTGAATACACTATGAACGACAACGCTGAACTTCAGAATGGACGCTGGGCAATGCTCGGCATAATGGCAGCTCTAGGAGCATACGCCACGACTGGACAAATTATCCCTGGAATATTTTAATGAAAAAAATCACTCTAGCTCTCGCAGCTACACTATTCTCTAGTCCTGTACTTGCAGGACCATATGTTAACGTTGAAAGCAACGCTAACTACACTGGTACAGATTATACATCTCGTGCTACCGACCTACACATAGGTTATGAAAACAATCTTGGCGATCTTGCATATTATGTACAAGGCGGTAAGACAATTAATGCTGCTGATGGCGTTGATTCAGAGTCTAATTTCTCTGGCAAGCTTGGTGGCAGTATCTCTGCTACAGATAAACTTGGTGTCTATGGCGAAGTATCTTTCGCACAAGTGGAAGACGCTGACAACACCTACGGTACAAAACTAGGAGTTAAATACTCTTTCTAATTAAATGACTACAGCCACACTAACAAAACCAAATACCAACTGGCAGAGTTTATGTGACTGGGTTACGAGCACAGATAACCGCCTCTACGTGGGGTGGTTTGGTGTGCTAATGATCCCTGC